GTTACATTTGAGCTTCCTGATGTTGCTGTTTTAAAATTAATTACTGCATTAGCAGTAGCAATTGCACCCTCTTGCACAGCAATAATTTTAATTATTCTACCATTATCAGGTACTGCAACATATCCAGTTGAACCAGATGCAGAGCAGTCAGGTAAAGTTACTTTTAAAAAGTAGTCGTTTAGTGTTCGCATTGTATTTTCCTATTATTTGTATTGCTTCGTTCCGATTTTTAAATCTTCAAAGAAAACAAAATTATTGATTGAGTAATAGTGGGGAAATTAATCCCCACTATAAATGTTTTGATTAAGCTGCTGTTAAACTGAATACAGCACCACTTGCTGCTTCATTTTTAGAAACAAGTGTGTATTCTGCTAACATAGCTTTTTTCTGAGCATCACCAGTTACTGCAAGATCCAACATTTGGAAATCTCTCAAGTAAGCAACTGCCCACATATCAGGCTGTATTACAAAACAATCTCTGTTTCTTGAGAATCTGTTAGGTACAACAGTCATTGATCCAAAGTCTGACTCATAAATGTCAATTGCAGCAACAAGTTTTTTGTCATCTGCTTGAGTCATTTTAGTAGAGCCACCAGTAAATCCTGATAGTTTTTGTTTGTTAAAAGAACCAAGCATAATCATTGATGGATCTCCACCAGAGTCCCAACATTGTTTTACAACATCTTTTAATTGTGCTTCTGTGAAAGCTCTTTGAGTTCCATCAGTTCTAAGTACACCTGGAGTATCAACTCCACCTACTGCACCATTAGCACCATTAGCTGCATCATTAACATTCGTTTGAATCCAAGATGGAAGCCCAGAAGAAGTTCTTGCTGCTGCTGCACCACCTACTGCTGCTGATTGGTTAGCTGTTAGAACAACTTCCATATCTCTTTTAAGTTCTTTTGAACTTTTTGAGATTTGGTAAGCTAGTTCGTTATTTCTACCAGCACTATTTACTGTGTCTTGAGTACCAGAAACAATAACAGAAGTTCTTGAAATTTGAGTTCTGTTATTTACTCTTGTAGTAGGTACAACTGCTGTAAATGCAATTTCATCACCCTCTACTTGAGCATTAGCTGCTGCTGCTCTTAAAGTGTCATTTTGCCATTCATGCAAAACTCCAGTTGCTTTTTCTTTACCAATTGCAGAAATAAATGGAGTTTCTGTCGGTGAAATATTATAAATAATATCTGACAGATCCTCTCTATTTCCAATTGCTGTAAATGTTTGGAAAGTATTTGTTACTATCGCCATTTTTTTTGTCCTTTGTTAGTTGAGTTTATTTTTTAGTTATCATGTCTAAGAAAACATCTTGAGCAGCTTTCATACTGCCTGTTTTTCTTAAACGACTAAACTTTTCTCTACTAGCTTTTGATTTGACATCATTTTTATCTTGTTTAATCCCTGACGAAAACATTCTGCTTGGTTTAGAAATCTTTTTAGCAATATTTGGTTTTGCTTTTTGTAAATTTCCAAATTTCATAGCATCATTTACCAACATTAAAATACGATGGTCATATACTTGAGCTATTTCTGAGTCGTTAAACCCATATTTAGCTAAATGACTTCTCATATTGTTTTTTAAATTTGATGCTTTACCTGGATCAGCAAAATCAGGAATATTATTCACTAATTTCGTTTTTTCAGTTTGTAAATATCCATCAAATTGTTGTTTCTGTTCAGATTGAGTTTTTTGAATAGCAAGATTAATCTTTTCTTGTTTTTTTCTTAATCTATGTTCAATCCTTGCAGCTTCTGTTGGATCTTCTTCGTAAAGAGCTTCTAAATCAGCAGAGTTCATCTCTGTATTAAGCTCTTGTTGGGCATTAGACAAAATTTGATTCATCTCAGTAAGCTTTTGAGAATAGTCTTGTCTTTGCTTCTCAGATTGAGATTGAAAATTCTTTCTTTCATTAGAAAGTTCTTCAGTCTTTCTCCGATAATCGGCATCTCTGCTGTAGCCATTTCTCAACTCATCAAGGGTAACATCTAATTCTTGACCTGCAACTTTTACCTTGTAGGTGGAATCTTCTAGTTTCTCTTGAGTATCAATTTGTTCTTCGTCTTGAGATACTTCTTCAGAAGTTTCATCGTTAGATTCTTCTTCTGTTATTTCCTGTTCCTGTGGTTGATCTTCTTCAGATTCCACATTTGTTGGTTCAGGAGAATTTTGTTCAATTTCTTCCTTTGGAGCTTCTTGTTGTCCAATAGTTTCTTCTTCTTGTGGGTTTAATAAACCATTTACTGCTTTTTGAGCTTTTTGTAAATCAGTTTCAGATCCTTTTAATGGATTGCCTTGATTGTCTGACATATATTTCCTTGTGGGTTAAGTTCCTCTATGAGGTTGACTTATCCTAACCTTAGTGGCTAGAATTTTTGGTTTTGGATATGGTTTCTAAAATCTTCTAATTGTTTAGAAGCTAATTTTCCAGTATCTAAAATTTCTTGTAAATTTTGTTCAACTTTTCCAACAATGTTAAAAGCTAACCAAAGTTTTTCTCTAGTATCATTTTCATTAGCACCAGTATTTAATAAACTTGTAGAATATAAATTTTTTAATTTATTAAAAGACTCTTTAAGTAAAGGATCGTTTAATAATTCACTAGCTTTGTTGGATTGGCTTACTTCCTGTTGGAGTTTTGCTTGTTCCTTGTTGTCCATTTAATGACTCAATTTCTTGTTCTAGTTTTTGTTGTGATTGTTGTGCATTTCTAAAGTCTTGTGTGCTTTCAGCTACTAGCATTTTATTAAGATCAGCTTCTGCCTTAATTTGAGCAGAATCTATTTGAGCATTATATTTAAGCTCAAGTTCTTTCATTTTAATCTCATTTTCTAATAGCATTTTAGCATTACTGCCTTTGATTGCTTTTAGTTCTAATTCTAAACTAGCTAGTTTTCGTTTTTCTTCACTTGCTATTCTTGCAAATTCTATTTTCTCAATAGGAGTAGGTGCTGGTGGCTGTTTAGGCTGCACCAATGATTTACCTTGATCTGGATTAACAAAGTAATTCTCAACATTTTTAAGACCAGCATTTTCAATAATTTTTGCCAAACTATTATAAATATTTTTAAGACTAACCATTGGGTATTCTTGACCACCCTGTAATTGAAAGGCTTGAAGTTGTCTTTCTAGGATATTGTTTAACATACCTATTTGTTGCTCAGAACTTCCAGTACCTAATCCAACAGTAATAGAAATATTATATCTATTTCTCCATTCAGTAGGTTTAACTGGAATAAATTGATTGTTTAATTCAACTACTCTTTCTTTGTCTTGATACTTACAAGTAAGTTCAAAAATTCTTTTAAATAAATCTTTAACACCAGTTTCTGCAAACACTCTAGCGATTAGTTCCATTCTCATTTGAGATTGGCTCATCAAAGCATTAACACCAGTTGCAGTCTTATTTAAAGCATCTGCATCCATACCTTGATTGTATCTTGTAACACCAGTTCTAGATTCTCTAACTGTATCTAAATATTCTAATAATGGAAAAGCCTGTTGCGAAATAGTTTGATTTTGCATTGGCATCATAACTTGACTTGGTGGCTGCTTAGTTCTTACAACTCCACCTGGTCTATTAGTTAGTAAGTCATCTAAGTTGACCATACCATCCATTACAGCAACTCTATTATTATTTGTTAAATACATATTATCTAACAACTGTCGCATAACAGTAGATTTAACTAACTGAACATCTTCTACTAATTCAGAAACTGATCTGCCATAAAATCTGTGTGGCATTGGAATTGGAGTTAGACTGCAAAATGGAATAAAGTCACAAGGCATATTTTCCAAAACATCATAACCAGTTCCAGCAACAATTACTTTTCTAAGTTCGGCAACACCATCGCCATCCATATCAATTTTAACATAACATTCATAAACTTCAATTTCAGATGTACTATCATCTGGACTATCATCAGTCGGTGCATCGTCAATAGTTGAGTTTCTTATTAAGCTTTCATCGTTATATAAAATATTATTTGAAGTTGGTAAATTTTCAACAATATCTTCATCAAAACCCATTTCAATTAAATCGGATCTAGTTTTCATAACTCTGTGAGCTACAAAGTTTGCTTCTTCAATTGTCTTAGCTGATTTTTGAATTAAAAATTCTTCTGGTGGTATATTTTCTATTTTAACTTTACCAGATGATTTAGTTCTTTTAATAATACAATTATGTAATTTTGGTTGAGCAATATCCTCAACTAACTGACCTTGAGATTCCATGTCAGCTTTAAATAATTCATATTGTTCTTTTGTGTAGGTATCTGGAAAAGATTCTTCCTGGATAACTTCCACATCATCATCAGCAATTAATAATTCGTATTCTTGGTCGTTTAAATTTTCGTATGTTTCTTGTTCAACTTTTTGAGCATCATCCCAATAGACTTTAACAATTCCATTCTTTTCTAAAAGAGCATCTTTGAACCAAGTGTATAAAATACTAAAACCATTATTATCTTTGTTAAAAATATAGTTAATATAGTTTGTAACTTGATCGGCTAGTAAAACATCTTCTGCTTGTACTGGCTCACATCTAACTACTTGGTCAGATGAAGTAAAAACTCTTAAAAGGTTTGGCAAGATGGTTTCAATTGTATCTGAAACATCTGTACTAACTACTTGGCTTCTGCCATCTTGTTCAGTACCTAATTTTTCGCCCATATAATATTCAAGCGATTTTTTTCTAGACTCTGATAAAGCTCCACCCATGAAACCCATAGAGTTATTTATCTCTGATGAAATTATACTTTTAATTTCTAATTCTGATACTTTTTTTGCCATAACTTTTTAAACTATATAATTTGTATTAACTGGAACTTGTTTTTTCCAATTTGAAAGTTCTATTCCTTGCCCAGCTATTCCTGTTCTAAAAGCATCAGCACAATGCGATGCGTATGAGTGTTGAGGTTTAGATTTAAAAACTTGTGCCTTGTCATCCCACTTTTTTTGGTAGGCTTTTAAATACTCAATACCAGTTGCACATTTATCTTTGTCAAACCAGCAATTTACTAAATTTTTTCTGACAGCTTCTATGCCATCTTCAATACTAAGCTTAGGTGCTACTTCTCCAACTATGCCAAGATCAAGTAAAGCTTCTAATCTTGTTTTAGCATAATTGCCAAGCTCCCTTACTTTCACATCATGTGGAAATATATGGGTGCTATATTCAAAGCCTTTTTTTTTTAAAACATCAGCATAGTGATCTAAGCCATGTCCAGTATTTTCGTAATAATCAATTAATCTTATTTCTTTTTTATATCGTTGCACAAACCATATTGCAGTCTGGTCATTCATCCCCAGATCAAACCAAGTTTCTACATCTATGTCCTCATCATAAAGATTAGACACCATTCTTTTTTCTCTTACTAAATCTTCTATTATAGTTCCATAATACGATCCTGTTATTGCAGCTTGAAATGAACATTCAAATTCTTGTTCGTATAAGTCTTTTGACATTACATCTTTAGCAGCCTGTAATTCTTCTTCGTCTAAAATATCTGTTTCACTTGCTTTGTAAGTACAAGCATACCAGGTAGGGTTTTTTATAGCTGATTGGTAAAGCTGATAAAATGAGTTTCTACCTTTTGGAGTCCCAATAAATATACACCAACCTTTTCGGTCTGCCAAAGCTGGTCTTATGACTTCTGGAAATATAGTTGGTTTAATAGATTGTGTTTCATCAAATACACAACCATCTAAACTAATACCTCTAATTGCTTGATCGTTTTCTGCACCAAGAATTGTAATCCTTGCACCATTTGCTAAATCACATCTAAGCTCAGATTCATTAAATTTAGTGCCAGGAATTTTTCCTGCGAACTGTTTAATGTAATCCCATGCTGTCGCCTTTCCTTGTAGCCTGTAGGGCGATATAAAGGCATATCTGGGGTTAAGTAGCTTGTTGGTTAAAGCTGCTCTTAACATGTGATTTATGCACATTACAGTTTTACCTGCTCTACGATGTAGAACTACAACACTAAACCTATGTTTATCTATTTGACCATGTAGTATCTTCTGCAAAGCTCTAGGCTTATAAGGTATAACTATATTCGGCATTTTTTAAAAAATTAATGTAGTGTTACACTTTCAGGTACATATAAAGGTTCTATTCCAAGATCATCCATGATCTTATAGGAAAAACTATCACATTCTTTTAAATTGTTAAAACCATCAAAATGGACAATCACACTATTAGTGGATTCCATTACATAGACGATAGCTGTATAACCCATTTTTTTATCATTAAATTTTTTCATTAGTAGTTTGCTTGTTTAGTTGTGTGTAACTTCCCTAAATTTAATTTTATTTTCTATATGAGTTTTGGGGTTCGTTTTTTTTTTACCCCCACAAGATTCTGGTGCAAAACTGAGTAAAATGATTGTTAATCAACTGACTTGGTTAAATAACTTAATAAATTAGCCATTTATTTATAAAAATATAAATAAAATATAGTTTAGTTGTTTATTTTCTTATAGTTTAGAATAATTCTAAGAAAAGTGTTGCAAAAATACCACAAATTAGTTCTATAAGTAAGTCTGTGCTATATTTGTGTCAGACTCAGATGAATCTAACAATAACCTAGCTTATTTAAAGTTTATTTATCCCACTTAACAATTAAAGGAGATGAATCTGATCCAAATACCTGTAATTGATCCTTTTTAAGGTACGATTTGGGAGCTAATCGTTCTGATTTCCACTTAGTTAGATCAATAAATGATTTAAT